GCCAGCACCGAATCGGCGTCCTGCCGGCCGCTAGTAACAGCGGCCTTGGTGCGGAGGATCGCGTCGTGCGACTTGGTGAAGATCGCCGCGCCGTCCTCACCCTCGGTGAGAGGACGGCCCTTGGTGACGTGGCCTACGCCCTTCACCAGGTCGGCGGCCTTACCCGCCATGGCCTCCTCGAAATTGCGCCCCCGCGGGGTCGATGCCCGCGGTGCGCCGCCGCCGCCCATCTGGGGGGCGGTGATCGCCTCGTCAGAGGCGAGAGTTACTGCCACACGTACTCCTTCTGGGAGTTAAGTCATGTTCGGCTCCCAGCCCAGCTTGGCCAGCTCCTGGCCCGCGGCTTCGCGTACAGCCGGGCTGGAATGGTTGTAGTAGGTGGTTTGGAGGTTCCGGCGGATCATCGCCTGCGCGTGCGCCGCAGCGTCGGCGACTTCGGTCACGCCCGCCGGGCGCGCCGATTTCTGTACCGGGTTGAACGCCAGGCCGGAGAAACTGGCCGTGGACGGGTCTGGCTGGTCAGCGATGGCGTCGATGACGCGCTGCTGCTCAGCAAGCTTGGTGGTGAAGGCCTCCTGCTGCTTGACGAGCAGGTCCTTCAGCTCGGTAGTGGCCTCGGCGACTGCGGTCTTGACCACCTCGGGGTCGAAAGACGCAGCGACGGGAGCAGGAGCCGGGGGACGGTTGTGGATCGTGTAGCCGTCCGCGCCGATCTCAGGTAGTACACGTTCGACGGCGGCCGACTTCTGCACCGCTGCCTCTTCGTCGCTGCCCTTCTGGGCGAACTGGCGGCCGAGCCTGGCGCGGGCCTCGTCCACGGTCATCTTGCCGGACAGGACCTTCTTGCCGAGCCGCTTCCGCATCTTCTTGAACGACTTGAACACGTCAGCGTCGCCGAACTGGCCGTCTTCCTCGGGGGTGGCCTTGAACGCGGCAGCGGCGGGCGCCTCCGGGGCGTGCTGGGTGTCCCGCCAGCGGGTGATTCCCTCGGGCAGATCCGCGCCCTTGCCGATGCCTTCCGTGGGCGGCACGGGGCGGCTCTCAGGCTGCTGGGTGCTGCGGTCCAGGTCGATCGGGCACACCGGGGGGAACTGGCGTCCCAGGGCCTCGTGCATCGTGTCCAGGGCCACCCGGGCGCGTTCCTTGTCCAGCGTCGCGTAGTTCAGCCGGGTCGGGACGCCGTGCTCGGACGGGTACTCGAACGACGCCTTCATGTGCGACGGGGACGGCGACTGGTGCCCCGCCGCGAGCGGCGGCCGGTCGAACGAGTGGGCGTCCGGCGCGGACGTGGCGACCTGCGGGGCGGTGGTCGGGCCGTCATGGGCCGGGGACGACGCCTCGTGCCCGTCGGTGATGAGGGGGCGGTTGAACCGCTGCGGGGAGATGCTTCCCGGGGTCGGGGCGCTGTTCGGGCCGGGGTTGGCGTCGCGGAACGCCTTGTGCGCGGCCAGCCGGCAGTCATTCAGCCACGCCGGGTCCGCGCTCTTGAGGGCCTCCGCAGCATGCCACACCTCGGCGGCGGCCATCGCCGCAGTGATATCCCGTCCCGCTGCGGCCTTGACGGCTGCCTTCTGGAACGAGCTGATGTCGATCGCGGACAGTTCCGCGAACGGGTGGTACTTCGCCACCTCGTCCGGGTGGAACGCCGGGCACGTCAGGTCGTGCAGACGGCCCAGCGCGTCCTCGATCCCGGCCGCCTTGAACCGCAGGATCGCGGCCACCTCCGGGTCCGGGGACAGCTCACGGGCCTTCATCATGCCGGACTCAAGCCTGGTGGGCTTCTCGGCGTCGCCGTCGGACAGGCCGGCGTCGGCCTCGAACGGGTCCGCCAGCGCACCATCCGGCTCACGGTGCCGGGGAACCGGGTTCACCGACTCGCCCGTCACGCCGGCCGCCGGGGTCGGGGCACCCTTGGCCGCGGCCGGCGGGGGGCTTTCCAGAAGCTCAGGGACGGGCGCGCAGGTCATGTCGTGAGTGCCCGACAGGCCCGCTGCCTCGGCAGGGGTGGTGCGGCACTTCTCAGTGTGCGCGTGGTCCATCTTGCAGGTGTCATCCGGATCATCCGGACCGCTGTCGCCGTCAGCGGGCTTGTCCAGCCACGGGGGCAGCTTCTTGGCGCCCTTCTTCGGCTTCTTGGCCTTCTTGACCGGCTTCGGCTTGGCCTCAGGCTCCGGGTCCTTGGTAACGTCCGGCTCGGCTTCCTTCTCCGCGAAGATCTCGTGCAGCAGCTGCTCCTCCGGCGTGGAAGAAACTTCCCCCTCGCTGCTGCTCTTGGTCACCTTCTCAGAGTCTCCCTCATCGAGGGGATTGGCCACACCCAGCTCCCTTGCCCTGCGGGCGATAAGGCGGCGTGCAGCCGCAACGTCACCGTGACCGGAACGGGCGAGGGTCGCCGCGTTGCCTAGGTCCCCGGAATTCTCGATCGGATAACTGAGGTTCGGCAGCGCCTTCCCGTCAGCCGCGAGCCGGCGCCTCGTGGCCGTGTCGATGTCCCGCTTGTACACCCCGGCCTCAGCCTCGACGACGGCCTTCAACGCGAGATCGTCGTAGTGCCGGTCGATGATCTTCCCCTGGACGATCTTCATCAAGTCATTCGGCGTGAAGCTGATATCCAGGTCAGCCGGGGCAGTCCACGTGTCGATGGAGGCGGGCTCTGCGGGGGCAACGGCCTTGGCCAGTTCGGGCGTGGCGTCCTTCTCCAGGACCGCGACGTCGCCCACCATCTTGCCGATGAGTTCGCAGGTGCCGTCTGCCGCCGACTTGGCCAGCGCCAAGTAGGAGTTCTTGTTCGAGGGCCGATCAACTACGCTGAGTTCGCAAAGCTCACCGCCCGTGATTATCCCACCTGGAGCGCGCCCGGAGGGGTCGTGCTTGATTACGGGGCGTGATATCCCGACACTGTACGCAGTTAGGACGCCCTTCTTGATCAGGCGCTGCGCATCCCTGTCCACGATGACCGAAGTGACCCAGTGCTTGCCGGATCCATCCTTGTTGCACTCGACCTTGAGGCCCTTGCCGACCGGCCGCTGGGCGTTATGGGCCATGCGGACGTTTCCGCCGGTCGAGAGCCACGAGTCCAGCGCGAGTCCCGACCATTCGGGGGCCACGATTTGGCCATCATGATCCACCGTGCCGTCAGTCGCGACCCCTTTCACCACGAGGTCGCCGTCCTCGTCCTGCTCCCATTTCAGGATGGGGAAGCTGACGTGGACCGTCCCCTCATCGACCGCAGGCTCAGTGAGGACAGTTGCCACACAGGCTCCTTACTTCGCGAAAAAGGCAGGCCAGGCGGCCGAATGCGATAGAATGGACGACATAGCAAAGGCCCCCGGAAGTGGTTGCGCACGACCGAGGGCCACAGCCCCGAAACCGGATAAGGCGGTAACGGAACCATGACTAAGGCTACGTGCAGCATCGAAGGCTGCGACGGGGAAGTCATCGCGAGAGGCTGGTGCCAGAAGCACTACGGCCGCTGGTACGCCCATGGTGATCCGCTGACCGTAGCGAAGCTTGGCCGCAAGCCCTCGAAACCCGCAGAACCCGCTCCGTGCTCCATCGACGGCTGCACCAAGCCAACCAAGACCCGGGGCTGGTGCAACACGCACTACAGCCGGTGGCTACGCAAGGGAGATCCCCTCGCGGTAGTCAACATATACGGACGCAACGGGACCAAGGAGACGCCAGTCCCGTGCTCAAAAGAGGAATGCCCCTACCCGGCAGCTACCGCCGGCCTGTGTAATCGCCATTACCGAGAGTTCCTCTACTCCCGGCGAGGGGAGTGCGGCGTCGAGGGATGCACCGCGCCGTGGCATACCGGCGGATTGTGCGCCAAGCATTACCATCGCCAGCGCAGTTGGGGTACGACGGATGATCGCGCACCGAAAGAACTGCGCGGTTCATGCTCAGTGGACACCTGCGGTGGCCCGGTGAAGGCTCGCGGACTATGCGGGATGCACCTGCGGCGCTGGTACATCTATGGAAGCGCCGACCTGCCGATGAGGATGCGCGAGCGCAAGTGCAGGTTCTGTAAGCGAACGCTTCCTGCCGACCAGTTCACCATCGCGTCAAACGCCTGTGCCGAGTGCCTGCCGTTGCACCGCGCTGAGCTGAAGCGGATCACGCTGCCGAGGACCAAGGCAGTGCGGGCGCGCGAAGCTGAACTCAGGGCCATTCAGGGCGACCGCTGCGCCATCTGCGGAGTGGCCGAGGAGGACGCGCCCAAAGGGCGGCTGCACACTGACCATGATCACAGCGAGCGGGGAGCCATCGGGATCAGGGGGCTTCTATGCTCCCAGTGCAACAACGGCCTCGGGCTGTTCAAGGATGACCCCGAACGCCTCCGCGCGGCGATCCGTTACCTGGAAACCACCATGCCGACCGGGCAGTTGCCCCTCTTCGCTGCCTGACGAGAGTGAGACGATGGCCCGATGAGCGAATACTGGACGCCCTTGCGTGACGAAGCGCGCAGATACTGGCAGCGCCGACGCGAACAACTAGAGGCTGAACAGCAGGACCGACGCGACTGGATCAGCGGCCTTAAGGAGCGTTTCGGCATCATCTGCTGGGGCGACGGGGCACCTGCCCGATTGCTTCCTGACTGGCCGGTTCTGCCCGACGGGACGCAATCGGGCGACTACAGGCTGGTCAGCGAGCATGCGATGGTGTCCTACGACGGGGTGAACTTCTACGTGAAACCGGACGGGATGCCGACCGCAGAATGGCTGGCCTCGCTGCGCTAGTCTTCGTCGCTGCTGTCTTCAGGCGACAGCGGCGTCCACAGTCTTGTGCGGGCCTGCCACCTGTTCCCCAGCCGGCCATCCCCGACAGCCATCACGTAGCCCCGGTCCGTCATGACCGCCCCGCCAGCGAGATCACAGGTGATCCCGGCCCGCTCGAGCGCGTTCAGGGCGTCAGCGACAGCAGCCAGGAGGCGGGCGGGGTCGGTGGCCGCGGCGAACGCCGGGGGACGCAGGAGAGGGTCAGTCACGCCTGACCGGGGTGCCGTCCCGGAGGAGCAGGACCAGTTCCCCCTCAGGGTTCCACGGGGGCCCGTAGAACCCGACCGGATCCATGCTTCCCCACACCGGGACCCCGGAGTCCCGGGACAGCAGCTGGTAGACGTTCCGGTCGGGGGCGAGGACGACATCCCCGGGCTGGGCGCTGTCAGCGGTGATGCGGTCAGGGTTCACGGGTGACGCACCTCCTCCACGTGGCCGTTGTCCCGCCACTTCGCGAGCCGGAACCACGTCCAGGTGACCAGCAGCGCCGCGGCGCAGATCAGGACGAGGAGGCCGAGGGTCTCGAAGCCGAGGATGATCACGCCCGCGTAGACGTTGATGGCCTCACTGATGGTGTTCCCGCTCCTGTTCGTACTCGGCGAGCGCGTTCCTCGCCGCCTGCCTCACTTCGTCGTGGACGTGACCGCCGCCGGCCGCCCACCTGCGCAGCGCGTTCAGTGCGATGGCGTGCGCTTCAGACTCGCTGTGGCCTGCCCGGATAAGAGCGTTCCGGACGTTTTGGTAGTACGCCGGAAACTGGAGCGGCGGGTTCTTGGAGTGCCAGATTCCCGCGCGGCCTATCGGCGCATGGTGAGCGGCAAGGGAGGGCGTCTCGGCGGACTTCTCCACACCCCTCCCGCTAATTTGCGCATCAATACACGCACTGATACAGTATGTGTACGAAGCAAGGCCCAGCCCAGCATGGCAAAGAACAGCACAGCTCAGCATTGCGGAGCCGAGCACTACCTAGCTGAGCGAAGCCCAGCCGAGCACTGCTGAGCGGAGCACTGCAAAGCACAGTCCCGGACTAGGAGAGTCATCACTTTGCGAACCGAAACGAAGGCACGTCTCGACCTGACCGGAATCACCGGCCTCGTCCTCAACAACGCGCAACTAGCCGACCCGACGAACGAGTACACCCTCAAGATCAAGGCCATCACCGACAAGGGGGCCAAGATGACTCCCGAGGAGCGCGAGCAGAAGGAAGCACTCCAGTGGGCCGGCAGCCTCTATCTCGGTGCCGATGGAAGTATTGTCTTCCCCGGCCGGAACTTCATCCGAGCCTTCCGTGATGTCGCCCCGACCTTTAGGTCTGGCGCGGAGATCGACCGTGGCGGTGTCATGATCACCGAGACGGAGCTGCCGATCTTCCATGACGGTCCGGCCAAATTTAACGATGCCAAGACTGGATTGCGTTCAGGTCCGGTAGATCGTCAGGAGATGTACGACGATCCGCGCTTCAAGTTCCGTACGGTCGTCAACGGCAACCCGACCAAGGGCCCGAAGGGCGGCAAGGTCGTATCCATGCGCCCAGTACTCCCGAGGTGGGCAATGTCCCTGACCGTGGTCGTTTTCGCCGACATCCTCGGCTGGGACAAGTTCAAGCAGATCGTGGACGCAGCGGGCGTGCAGGGCATCGGGAACGCCCGCAAACTCGGCTACGGCCGATTCGGCGCGGAGATCACCGAACTCTGAGCCAAGAACATGGCATAGCGAAGCTCAGACCAGCCCAGCCTTGCATAGCCAAGCTCGGCGCAGCATAGCGGAGCAAAGCGTCAGCGTTGCCTAGCGGCACCCAGCGATGCGGAGCCAAGCCCAGCAAAGCACAGAAACCACTAGGAAAGAGGAACCTTGTGTCCCCATTCAGCCCGAAAGGATCACGGGCGCTTCGCGTCATTGTGACCGAGATGGCCGCTGCCGCCGACTATGGCGACATCCTCACCTTCCCCGACCTCGCCGAAGCTCTCAATCTCGCCGATGACGAGGCTGGCCGTGCGCAGGTGCGGCAGACAGTCAGCGCCGCCCGGCCGCTCCTGCTACAAGACCACGGTCGAGCCCTAGTCGCCGTGCGCGGCATCGGCTACCGGGTTGCGCTGCCCGGCGAACTTGCCGGCATCGCGCAGGATCACCGACGCAAGGCCGACCGTCAGATTAGCAAGGCCCTCGCGGTCGTCGATCATGCGGATATGACAGCAGCAACCGACGAGGAGCGACGCCGGTTCCAAGCGGTCGGGATCGTCATCCGTAACCTGCACAACCGTATGACATCGGCTGAGCAGCGCCTAGCCGACCTTGAAGATGCGGTGTTCGGGCAAGGCCCAAAAGTCGTGCCTGGAGAAATCGTCAAGGATTCTGAAGCGGCGGCCTAAAGCACTGAAACGTAGCCCAGCGCAGCGAAGCGCGGCCCAGCAAAGCCCAGCTAAGCAGAGCCCAGCCAAGCTCAGCGTAGCTGAGTCACTTATTGCCGGGATCGGCACCCTGATGGACCTGGAAGTTGTGGGTTTGCTCTGCGACTTCCCGGTCCTTCGGGTTGATGTTACCGAGGTAGGCAAGCACCTTCTGGCCAAGTTTCTCGCGCGCTAGCGCACGATGGTGACCATCAACGATGAACGCCCGGCTTGAGTTCGGCTCCTGCACCAGCACGGATGGAGCCACCCGCCCAGCATGGTCCTTGATCTGAGCGGCAAACTCGTCGACTTTCGCTGCCTGATGGCTGGCCGCCCACTTATCACGATCGTCCGTATCGATACGGTCCCACGGTACCCAGATCGGCCCGACCCATGACGCCCTGCGTACCCAGGAAATCGCATCTGCCGGGAAGTTCTTGGCGAGTTGCAGGTACACATGTTCCGCATCGACGGGGTTGGCGTCGTTGTAGTCGCTAGCACCACTCTTGCGGATTCCCGGCAGGTTGTGCACAACGTTTGACCCATCGCCGGGACTCCACCGCATCACTGTCTCGCCCGGATCGAACGACTGGGCTTCGACCGAATGTGGCTCATACGGCCGGGGTGTCTCCGCCGGAATGGAGCCGACGACAGGGTGGCCCGAATCGTTCTTGCCCACCCCGGACGGCGGCACTCCCGTATTGGCACCGACGGGAGAAGCGCTGGGCGTCAATGTGACCTGCGGGTATGGCCACGCGTCCTGGTCTTCCTCGCCCTGGTCCGGGAACTCGGTTGCCGGGGGGTTGGGCTTGCGCCGGCCCGGCATGCGCCCGTCCTCGCCGCCCCTTGGCGCTACGTCGCCGTGCGGTTCGGCCTGCGCGCCGTCGGCGATGAAGTGGCCCGGGGGTTCCCCTCCTGCGCTCCCGATATCACTCGGGACGGCTCCCGGGCCAGCATCAGGCCAGGTCAGAGACCCGTTGGCGTCTTCGGCGCCGTCGGCCCGGTGCGGATACGGCCACCTTGCCCCGGTCGCCTGGAGGCGCTGTGCGGGCTTGTCCAGGGTGAGGACTTCGCCGTCCTCATTCACCACCCGCTGCAGCGCCTTGCCGATGTTCTTCCAGTCGCCGGACTCCCACTGCCGCCGGAATGGAGGGTGCAGATCCAGGTCCCCGACTTCCTTACGCTTGAACCATCCGGTCCCCGCGGTTTCCTCAGGAGTGGACCCGTTGTTCGCGGGCTGGAAAAACGGCACGTCATGGACGTGAATCCAGACGATCTTGTCATCGCCTGCCTGGGTGAGGATCGCCGCCGGGTCGCCGAGAGCGGGCAGGTCGCCGATCTCCTCGGTGGACTCCCTGACTGCCGCGTCGAGCGGGTGCTCCCCCTGGTGGGTGCTGCCGCCGGGGAGGCCCCATGTTCCGTCGGGGCGCATCTGGAGCAGGTAGCGGAGTTTCCCGTCGCCGGGGTGGCGGGCGCGGAGCATCAGGAACGCGGCCCGGGACGGATCTTCGGCTGCTGCCGACTTGCTTAGGCCGGCCAGCGGCGGGTCCGCCTCGATGCCCGCCGGCGCAGGCACGCAACGGCAAGCCGGATGCGCCAGCCCCAGGATCCCGCCGGCCGAGAACGGGGCGTCAAGCGGGATGTCCCCGTCATCGGCGGCGTCCTTGCAGATGTCGCACGCGCCCGGTGACAGGAGCAGGTGCTTGTGGGCGATGCCGTGGTCCCGGTAGCACTGGATCGCGGCGCTGTTGATCGCGCGGGCCACTTCGGTGCGGGCGATGAGCTCAGACCGGGCCGAGTTGTTCCCGAGGCCGGTCCTGGAGATCTGCGCCAGCCAGTGCTCCCCTTCGGAGCCGATGAAGCCGCGCAGCGCGTCGCTGTCGTCTTTCGCCGTGAAATCAGCCGGCTGCCCCGTAGCGAGGCTCTTGGCTGCCGCGTACCCCAGGTGCCACGCCTCGGTCCACAGGGGCGTCAGGACGCCGGAGAAGACCTCCCGGACCTCATCGGAGATCAGGTCCCGCAGCACCGGGTTAGAGACGAACATGGCCCCGGTAGCGGCCTTCTTGCGAAGCTCCGACCCCCTGGTCTCGGCATCGTGGAACGCCTGCCCGATCTCCTGCTTGTACCGCCCGACCAAGCCAAGGTCGTGCTCCCAGCCCGGCCAGTTTGCGGCCTTGGCTACTTCAGCAGCGACGAAAGGGCGGGACTCCTCCCGGGGGTCGTCCTGTTCGCCGCTGCCGTCCTTGACCACGCACGCCATAGCCGCCAGGTCGACGGCCGACTCGACGCTGATGCCCTTAGTGAGGTCTTCGGCAAGGCAGGCCATGACCGCGCCCGGGATGTGCTCCGGCACCCACGTGGACACGTGCCGGCCCTTGTTCAGGTGCCGCTCGAGCGCTTCCAGCTCGCACTGGACCGCCTTGTGCGAGGAGGCCCTTCTCGTCGCTGCCTCTCCGCGTTTCCGGCTCCCTGCCGCCTGGGTCCGTGACGGCGTGCCGCCTGTCCGCGGGGTGGGCGACTGGATCGCCCCGGCGGCGGCGGAATGGCCGGGCGTTATGGACTCCCGGTGCGGCGCGACCGGCTTAGGGTGCGTCCCGTTCGGCTTGGTCTGCCCGCCGGCCCTGACGGACGGCTGGCTGGTGCGCGACCGGGATGAGGGCGTCTTCTGCCCGGAGTTCGTCCCCTGCGCCCCGCCCTGCCCGCCGTTCTGCATGTTCGCGATGAGCTGCGGGGCCAGCGAGAACGGGATCGGCCCCTGCGCCGTGAACACCACCGGCTCCGATGTTTCCGACAGGCCCCACGGGGCCAGGTCCAGCCGCTCCCGCACCTCATCAATCGACGCGATGCCGTTCTGGACCTGCTGGACACCCAGCTCAGTGATGTCGGCCTTGTCCTCATCATCGGTGAGGCCCTCGAACGCGAACTGCATGTCCTGCTGCCCGCAGATGTCCTGCAACGCGTAATTGAAGATGTCGCCGAGGTACATGAGGAGCGGCTTGGTGGATTTGCGGGATTTGATGTCCCGGGCCTCCTGCGCGGCGAACCGGGCCGCGGACGCGCCGACGCCGGAACCGCCGCCGATGGCCCCGCCGATATTCGGGAGGATGTCCACCTCGATCGGCTGCACGTCGAACGCCATCGCGACCTGCAACTGCACGAGCAGGTCAAACGAGTCAGACAGGTCCACGTTCCGCTGCGGGTCAACCTTCGACCCGGGCGGCAGGACGATCACCTTCAGGTGATATGCAGGATCGCCGGCTATGCCGTTCAGGGCGTCCTGGAGTTCCCTTATCTGCGTCGGCGTCATATTCGGGTCGCCGGGCGAAATATAACACGCGGGAACGGTGCCTTCCTGAAAGTAGTCAAGCTGGAATTCTTGCTTCTGCAAACCTGAGATGATCGGCAGCAGCGCCCGCTCGACCGGGGGGAACCCGTACGGGGTTTCGCGGCGTGACACGAGCGGGGCGTACAGCATCGTGCCGGCGCGGAACGAGTTGACCTCGGCGCCGGCGAGCCCGTAGTCGTCGATGTCGGAACCGGCGATGATCGTCTGATAGTCGCTGCGGGGCACGCCGTACAGGAACTGCTGGTACGCCGGCGCCGGGGGGCGGGGCTTCCCGCCGTGCATGTCCAGCAGCGGACGCACCGTCGGGCCGCTTACGAGCCGGATCGAGTCCAGGTCAGAACCGAGCAGGCCCCGGCCCAGGCCCTTGCCGTACTTCGGGCGGAACACCAAAGCGAGGGCGTCGTAGACGAAAATCTCCTCGAGCAGCGCATCCAGGAACGACCCGAAATTCCAGAAGTCCGGGTCCGGGTGCCTGAAAAACCGGGTCGCCTCCGCGGCACGTTCCCCGAAGTCCCGCATCGCCTTATGGTCACCCTGGTACGCCTTGGCGGCCTTCGGGGTGAGCTGGATCTCCCAGTCCAGGCCCCGGATCTCTTCCTTGCGGAGCTCGATGCACGCACGGGCCACCGAATATTTGGAGGCGAGGGTGTAGAGCTGGTCGAACGACGCGAGCTTGAGACCCTCAGTGCCCGGCTGGGTGGGAAGGTTCCAGCCGGTCCGGTACTGCCACCAGCGCGGGTCGGGGAACTCGCCGCCGGGGGGCGGCTGGTCGACGGGAACCGGCTGGATCGGCGACATGGGGCCGAACGCGCCGTCCGTGAACGCCCTCGAGGGCCGCGGGAGGAACGGGCCGTACCCGTTCTGGGATGCGGCCGGGTTGCCGTACATGGCGTTCGCGGCAACAGAATTCATGCCGCCCCACCCGCCCGACTGCGGGGCAGGCGTATACCGGGCGCCACCGGGGACGGCTTTCATGGCGGCAAGGACGCCTGAGGCGCGGCTCATCGCACCCCCCGCGGTTCCGGTGTCAGGGCGAGTTGCCTTACTGGCCGGAACTGACTACGTAGTGAATGGCCACCGTGGACGCGCCGCCCGTCGTGGCGTACAACTGGGCGCCCCGGGACCCGGAGAAGCACTGGAACGTCACCGGGGTCGTAGGCACCGACATGCCGTTGGCCGTGGTGACCGCGGTGGACAGGCCGGCGTAGACGGCCCCGGTGGGGGCGTACAGGGTGACCGCGCACGGGCCCGGGGGTACCTGGAAGATGGGGACCGTCCCGGCTACCGCCCACTGTCCCATTGACAGAGCCATGCGCTGGTCCTTTCGCCGGGGGCCGGTCCTCGTCGGGATCAGTGCCTAATTGATTTGAAGAATGCCAGCAATAAGCACCGGGATTTCAGGCGCGTCCGTGATCTTCAGGTACATGTAGTACGTCCCGAGTCCCAGGGTGATCGTCCCGGCCGGCCCGACCAGGCATTTCGCCGAGTAGGGGAACAAGACGCTGGTCGTGTTGACGTCCCACGCGGCGGCCACCCAGTCGCTGCTGCCAGGCACCTGGGTGGCCTGCGGCATGAACGCGAACCGCACCGTGTCGCCCGACGGGTTGTACGGCAGGCCTACCTGGGTGGCCTGCACGGGTACCAGGACATACTGGGTGGACAGGCGGGACATGCCGATGGCAGTGAAGCCCACACGCCTCCCTGCGGGGTCAGGCGCCGCCGGGAATCCAGCCGATTACCGCCGAGGATGACCACTATGGTTACCGGATCACACCAGGACCACGTTCAGCACCAGCCCGGCGCCGCCGTCGGCCCCGTTGGACCCGGTGCCGGAACCGTTCCCGTGCGTACCCCCGTTCGCCGTAGCCGTCCCAGCTGTCCAGGCCGACAGGGTGTAGACCAGGATGGCACCGCCAGCACCGCCACCACCGCCGCCCGCGTTTCCCGCGGTTCCCGCCGCGCCGTTACCGCCGTTAGCGGTAATCGTCCCGCTGTTTACCACGGAATAGGCAAGAAGCGCGACTATCCCCCCCCCGCCGCCGCCACCACCACCGGCGTTGCTCGACGCGTCAGACCCGCCGCCGCCGCCGCCAGCTCCCCACCCGACGATCAGGGAGCCGTTGCCGTAGGCCACGATCCCGCTCAGGGGCCCGGCAGGCGTCATGAAGACGTTGCTGCTGGCGATAGCGGACACCACGGTGACAGTGCCGCCCGACCCCGCTACACCCGACGTGCCCGCGCCACCATTACCGCCCGAAGCGCCGAAGATAGCCGCCGTGCCGTTAGCGCCGGTCCCGCTAACCCCAGTCCCGCCGTTCCCGCCCGCCCGGCCACTGGCAAACGACGCAGACGTGCCGGACACTGCGCCACCCGTACCCGCAGCAGCGTTGTTACCCGCGTTACTTACCGTGCCGCTGTTCGTGACCGTGCCGCGGCAGAAAACCCGGTAGTTCGCGGTCTTGACCGTCACGCCGTTATTGATCGTGATCGACGTGCACTGAATGTCGCGGGTCAGCGTGTAAACGTTCGCGGCCGGGACCAGGCCTAGCACGGTCGTAGTCCCGTCAAACGTGACCGCTCCGTCCGCCCCGGTCCCGAAGATCCCGCCGAAAGACTGCGGCAGTTCCGCGAATGCCGTGTTGACTGGCATTGGCTACTCCAGGGTCACGTCATGGGCCAGGGTGCCCGTGTAGGTGGGCGTGTAGGTATGGCCCGACGGGACGGTGAACTTCCACAGCACGCAGGACGCCGGGATGTGCTGGTCAACCCCGTCGATGCTCAGCGCGGTAATGGTGCCGCCCGAGACGGAGGCTGTCACCTCGGCGTCCCGCCAGTACAGGTTCTGCCACGCCACCCCCGAAGACGGCGGGGAGGTCGGGCTGGACACGGCACCGGGCACCTGCCGCAGGTTCACGATCCGCATAGCAAACCCGGACACCACGGTCGGAGCCGTGTTCACGTCGTGATACCAGTTCATGTTCCCGACCAAGGTCCCGTGAGGGTCATTCAGGTCGGTGGTGACCGTGCTCGTGGAGTCGTACATGTCGACGATGAGGCCCATCGTCCCGCTGGTCCCGGTGGACACGATGCCGTTCGTGACGCCCTGGCACGCCCAGTAGCCGATCCGGGCGCTGTGGAGAACCTGCCCGTTTACCGTCTGCGCGAACGCGCCGTAAACAGCCGAGGAGGTGAACAGCTTCTCGATCGTGTTCCGCGTCGACAGGTTGACCCCCTTGTAGTAGCCCATGACCAGGACCCGGCCGCCGCCGCAGTCGTTGTTGGCGGCCATCCACATGCCGACGCCGGACCCGTTGGACGGGAGCGTCGTAGCGATGGGCAACTGGCCGGCAGTCGCCGGGGCGAGGACATTCGCGCAGCAGTTATCCACCCAGCAGGCAGCCACGTTGTTCAGGCCGTACGCGATCCAGCCGGGGTTGAACCCGGCCCACACCGAGATGCCCTTGATGACTACCTTGGTGTTGGCCCACGACCCGCCCAGGTTGGTGGAATCGTAGGGGCCGCCGATGATGCTGGGGTTCGTGCCGGACGCGGCGACGGTGGCGACGAGGCAGGTCCCGTCCAGGCACGGGATGGTCGAGCTGGCACGCTGCTGGTCGGCGTTCTCCCCGACCCCGATCATCTCGAACGACAGTTTCTGCGTGGTCCCGGTGAGGCTCGGGTAGGGGACCGGCACCAGCGTGTTCTGGTTGGCCAGCGACCCGCCCGCCGTCGTGGTCGTCAGGGTGGCCAGGCCGTACGACTTGTTGCTGAACATCACCTGGCACTTGAACTGGCCCACGGGCGCCGCAGCTGTCGCATAGGCCGCCGCGGCGGTGATCGCGTTGACGATAGCCGGGGCGTCGTCGGAGGCCCAAAACGCGGCGGCGCTGGAGACCGTGTTGGTGGCGTTGGCGTTAAGGACGACAGTGGTCGAGTTGGTGACGCTGAGGATCGTCGTGTAAAGCGGGGCGCTGGAAGAACCCAGGGCACCGTTGACGACGATGTTCTTGCCCGCGTCCCCGGAAACGAAGTTCGCGGTAGCGGAGGTAAGGGTTGCCGTGCTGCTGGTCATGGCAGCGTCACCGACGATCTTCCCGTTACCCAGGGCTCCGTAGTCGTCGACCCAGAACTGCCACGGCAGCGCCCCGGAACGCGTCCACGTCCCCGGGCTGCCGGACGACGTGCAGACCCGCACGACGCCGGTCTGGTCGGCGGCGACCTGCCCGGCCGTCCAGGTTCCCGACGCGGGTGCCGCACCCGAGCTGCCGAAGGTGAACGTGACCTCCGCGAGTCCGGTGGGGATGGGCACGTCCCCGGCCTGGATCGCGGACAGGGCCACGTGGGTGCCGTTGCCGCGCAGGTACTGCCCCGAAGTGACCGCCCCGGCGAGAGCGTCCATGGCGGTTTGCTGCGTCGCCTGCCCGGTGCCGCCCTGATTCAGGGGCAGGGCCGAAGCCAGGTGGGTTCCCGTGACCTGCGGGCTGGCGGACGTGCCTCCGATGTCACCCGCTACCGCCGCGCCGCCCAGGGCGTTCAGGGCGGCGCTTGCCGACGACTGTCCTGTCCCTCCGCTGGCGACCGGCACCGGGGTGTTGAGCACCGCCGCCGCGCCGAGGCCCAGGTTCGTTCTCGCCGACGACGCGGACGCCACGTCAGACAGGTTGTTCGGTGCCTGGAGCATCCCGCCGAGCGCCCCGGCGGTGACGACCTGGACGACCGTGAACCCCGCCGAATGCGCTACCGGGGTCGTGTTCTCCGCGCCGCGGGTCACGGTCCAGGTGGTGCCGGACACGTTCGTGACGGCGATGATCTCGCTGGTCTTGCCCGTTGCGGTGTCGGCGACGTGGAACTGGGTCACGCCAGTGCTCGCGGCCGGGAAACTCGACGACGACGCGACCGTCCACGACTCCTGCGTGCCGCCCGCCGGCGCGGTCGTCCCCCCGGACGAGACAGTGGTCTGGGGCTGGTTGGCGTAAGTCTCGGCAGCCGTCACGCGCCCCTCCCCGTCAGTAGGTCACCCACCGGCCGTCTCCGGGCGGGTCGGGAAGCGGCCACGGCACCCCCGTGACCATGATGGTGCCCGCCGTGTACGCCTGTCCCGGCACGGGGGACAGGGTGCGGCCGTCCGGGCCGAGGTACTGCAGGTAGTACAGCCGTTCGGTCCCCGTGAACTGCCACGTCCCCGGCGGCGGGGGCGTGGTGAACGCGGCGGGCAGGCCCGGGTCTGCCTCGCCGGGTACGGCCAGGCCGGGGACAGCGCCGCCGGGAAGAACAGCCATGGCAGGGGGGCCTTCCCGGGTAGGCCAGGGTCAGGTCAGGTATGGTGTCCCGGCCGCCCACTGGAAGTACGGGATGCCCAGCTGGAAGACAACCGCCGCTGATGGCGCGGGGGCGGCGGACCCTCCGGGGAGGCCCGGCTGGATCTCGCCGGGTACGGCGAGGCCCGGGACGGCCGGGCAGGGAACGCCGAAACTCACGGCATCAGCCCACGACGACGTTCAGGACCAGCCCGGCGCCGCCGTCGGCCCCGTTGGACCCGGTGCCGGAACCGTTCCCGTGGGTACCCGCAGACGCAGTGGCGGTCCCGGCCGTCCACGCCGACAGGGTGTAGGCCAGGACCAGGCCGCCCGCCCCGCCGCCCCCGCCGCCCGCGTTACCGCCCGTCCCGGCCGCCCCGTTGCCGCCATTAGCGCTGATCGTGCCGTTGTTGACGACCGCCCAGGCAAGCAACGCGATCGTGCCTCCTCCTCCTCCGCCGCCGCCGCCCGCGTTACTGGAGGCGTCCGACCCGCCGCCGCCGCCGCCCGCGCCGCCCTGGATCACGAGGCTCCCGGAGGCGAAGCCGCTGAGCGCCACGATCGCCGGCATGGGGGTCTGGAGAACGTTGTCCCGGGCGTTGGCCAAGGTCACGCTGGTCGTGCCGCCCGACCCGGCCGCCCCGGACGTGCCCGCGCCGCCGTTGCCGCCCGTGTTGCCGAAGATGGCTGCCGAGCCGTTAGCGCCGGTCCCGCTTACCCCGGTCCCCCCGTTGCCGCCCGCCCGCCCGCCGGACAGGCTCTGCGAGGGGATGTTCGCGCCGGCGGTGCCGCCGGCGGCGTTGTTGCCGACGCTGGAGATCGTGCCGCTGTTCGTGATGGTGCCGCGGCAGAAGATCCGGAAGTTCGCCGGCTTGAGGGTCACCCCGCTGTTGATGGTGATCGAGGTGCAGTGGATGTCGCGGGTCAGGGTATACACGCTGCCCGAAGGGACCAGGCCCAGCACGGTCGTAGTGCCGTCGAACGTGACCGGCCCGTCAGCTCCGGTCCCGAAGACGCCGCCGAAGTTGGCCGGCTGCGGCGTCAGGTTCCCGTTCGCGTCCGAGGTGACCACGTACCCGTTCGCTGCCCCCGCTGGCATGTTCGCCCCGATTACGCGCGGGTTGCCGAGCGCGTCACAGATGACCCCGGTGCCGGTTGCCTGCGCGCCCTGGTAGGCGTTGATCTGGCCAGGGGTTGGCTGCTGCGCCACACGACCTCCGGGCTCCTAGGCGGATGATTGCTCAGAGAGGCGGGGCTGTCATCCTGCCGGGGGATCTTGCGTCACTGCCGCCGCGCCGAGCAGCTGGCACCTCAAGAACGTGTCCGTCAGGCCGAATGCGCGCGCCTCGGGAAACCCGGCAGAGAGAAGCCCCAGGTAGAAGGCGTGGAGTGAGGCGGTCCAGGCGGAGACATCCGGCTGCCCCGCGCTGAACGGGTCAGGGGGCAGCTGGGTCTCATCACCCATCCGCGTCCTCTTCCTCAGGGTCGTAGGCGTCCTCGGGCCAGATGATGCCCGTGTCGGAGTAGTCCGGGAAGTACTCGACCTCGATACGGGTGCCCGCCCCCGCGCCCTGGCCGACCCACACCTGCCGTTTGACCCGGGGACATGCCCGCTGATGAATTCCGCCACAGTCGGGGCAGGCGTTCCCTGCGGCGAAAATCTCCCGGGCGTCAGCCTTCTCGCGCCTGCTCAGCTGGGCCACGTGCTCCCTCGGTGCTAAAAGACGGCAGCGACGAGGCGAGTCAGATCCTCCTGCCGCGCAGGATGTCCCGCCCCGCGTACCCGAACCGCCCGCCCCCGCTGCCAGATGACATGCTGAGAGCCCGCGCAATGTAGTTTTCAGGGCTCGGCGCGCAGGTGGGGCAGGAGCGTTCCTTCGGCGTGTACGTGTGACCGTTCGGGCAGGTGCGCAGGTATGCCGCAGACCAGGGCTCCTTGGCCGGCCGACCGCCCGCGTGCTTGGGGGGGATCGGGGTAACTTCCTTGCCGCAGTTAGGGCAGCGCTGGTCTTTGTCCTCGTTGACCCGCGCCCCGCAGCCTGTGCAGTCGCGGAACCCGTAGACGATGCCCCAGTCACCCTGATTCGACCCGGCGAGGTGAAGGAGGGCCCAGATCGCCGCATCCGCACGGTCATCGTGCATCCGCGACCGGTCATCCGATTCGGTCATCGCCGACAACTGTTCTTCCATCTTCTGGAAGTTGTCACCGACCATGTGGACCCGGCCCTGCATGAACAGGCTGGAGGGACCCTGCGCCCGCGCGACCTTCCCCTTCATCCCGTGCACATTCCGCAACGGGATATTCGGGTCCACCGTGTTCAGCAGCGCCCGCATGTAGTCGCCGGTCATGTTCACTTCGCCGACAACGCAGTCAGCGCTGTGCCGGTAGTACGCCTCGGCCACGACCCGCATCTGCTGGTCGGGGCCGTACCTGCCTGAGCAGTCCTCGAGGACGTAGAAGTCCCCGTCGGCACCCTCGGCGGCCACGCAGATCCCCGACTCGTCGCTGCTGTCGCTGGAGGTGGTGGCCGGGTCAAGCGCCACGACGACACGCCGCCACTGGGGCAGTTCGTCCTTGTCGGGGAAGACGCGGAACTCGTTGAACATCTCCAGCGGGAACAGCGCCCCGTCGACCTCGCCGACGAGCTCACCCTCAAGCTCCTGCTTGAGCATGTACGTGCCCTGATACTTCCGCTCCAGCGCTTCCCGCTGCCGTTTCGCGAAATGCCGGTTCTCCGACGAGTGGCCTTTGGTCAGGTGGACGCCGGTCTCGGCTTCGTTCTCCGCGTCGGTGAGCAGGTCGCGCAGCAGCCGGATCCGTTTCGGCGTCGTCGTGATCACCATGCGGGGATGCTCACCGCGCCGCAACGCCGGCATGAGTCCCTCGTGGTAGAACTGGAAATACCTGATCATCGCCAGTTCGTCGAACCAGCAGTACGACAGGTTCTCCCCGCGGATCGAGTCCGGTTTCTCCGCGCTGAAGCCCCTGATCTTGGAACCGTTGGCGAGGGTGATCTCCTGCCGGTTCTTGTTGTAGTCCTCGATGGCGACGTTGTTCCGCCGCGCCTCAGCGATCAGCCCGGACTCGCCCTCGATGCAGATCGACCGGACAGCCTCGTAGGTCGGGGCGCAGATCCCGACGTGGATGCCGGGCTTCGACAGGGCCATTTCCAGCACCCAGTTGGCGCCGGTCTTGGTCTTCCCCCAGCCCCGGCCGGTGAGCAGCAGCCAGATGTACCAGTCGGAGTTACCCTGGCAGCCGCAGCTGTTGCCCTGCAAGTCGGGCAGGTGATGCTTCGGGTGGTCCGGGGGAAGCTGGGACGGGCGCGGACCGGAGTCCTCTTCCGTCGTCTCGGCCTTCTCCCACCAGCGGAGCTGCGGGAAGTAAAGTGCATGCAGTTCCTGCAGCCACTGCTCCTGGACAGGCTTGGGCCACAGGTGATAGCCCTCGGGGAACTCCAGGCCGCCGGGAGTGTCCGCCACACGCCTCCAGGAGGGTCAGGCGAGGCGGAAAATCTCAGGATCGACAGAAAACTCCGGCGGCTGCGCCATCACGAGCACGTCCGTGCACCCTTTCAGGTACGAGTGCTCCTTGATGTCCGCAACCTGCTCACCCTTGACCATCAGGGCGAGTGCGGCGGCGAAACGCCGGCCGGGGGCGCAGTAGGCGACGGGGTATTCCGTCTCGCTGCTCACGCGGCTTCGTCTTCCGGCTCGTCCGGCCCCAGGTCGTCGTCCAGGCAGACGTGATCCTCGCCCCTGGCTACCGGCTGGCGGCAGCGGGCACAGATGCGGGCCACGGCGCTCCGTTCACGCTAGGGCAGGCTCAGCGTCCTCATCGTCGCTGCCGGAACCGTCATGACTTCGGACCTGTGAGGCGATATACGCGCCGAGGCTGATCATCAGGCCGAAGTACGCGACGAAGATGACGGCGATGAGGATGGCGTGGGGGGACACGGCGGACGGCACGCACCGATCAGGGTAAGGACAGCAGCGACAGGGAGGCGGCGTCCGCCTGGCCTCTGACCTGCGCTTACGCCTCCGTCAGTCTAACGCACTACTCCTAGGTGCGATACATCGGGGTAGAGCCCGCCGAACACGTACGCCGCTTTCATGACCTGCGCTGAGGTGGGGACCGTCGCGGCCACTAGAGCGGGGTGGGGCTCGACTGGCTCCAGGTCGGCAATCAGGTTCTCGATGCGCATCCAGAGAGCCTAGTGCTCAGGCGGCGCGGCGGAGCCTGCGCGGATCTATGCCCGACGCCTTGAGCCCGTTCTCCCGGACGCGCCGCTCGGCCGCGCGGAGGGCTTCCTCGGTGTGGAGAGGACGCCCCCGCTCGTCCAGACCCTGCGTGGCCAGCCAGCCCCGGTGCCGCCAGGAGCGGATCGTGGCCGGGCTGACCCCGACGCGGAGGGCCGCTGCAGGAGTTCCGAGCATGTGGTCTCCGCGCAGGTGGCGCACCGTCACCTGCCCTGAGAACACGAAAGGCCCGGTCACGGCAAGTTTCCGGGCACGCCAAAGAGACGTGTTCAGTGTTGCACCTAACCTCAGTAAAAGCAAATACCCCCGCAGGTCACGCCGCAATCTGTTCCGCGTGTCCGCGCGCCCGGCAGTCACACGCCTTCCAGGCGCACTCCGAATGATCCCCTTTGCCGCACCGCCGGCAGGCCAGCCCCGGCACGGACTCGGCCCAGGACCTGTACATGGCCACCCAGCCGTCGTACTCCCACCTGGTCATCTCATGCCGGCACGCCGCGCACCGGGAATGCTTCGCCTCCTCGGCCGGGTCGGAGGGGGGTTCGGCGCGTTCGAGGGCCATCTCCTCGCATTCGCGGCACGGCACCCCGTCGAACGCCTCGGGGACGGCGCGTATCTCGCCGAGGATGCGGCGGGCCCGGTAGTGCAGCTCGAGGATCTCCCGGCCCGCATGGAGGCCAGACAGGCGGGGGGTCATGTAGGCCTCGCCGGACAGGGTGACGGTCCCGGTCTCCGCGGGGTCGATGGCGGCGAGCCATTCCTCGGCTTCTCTCGGGTCGTACATGATGCGGCCCATCGGCTCGGGAGGCAACGCGAGGAGGGCATTCACCCTGTCCGGGTGGAGGCATTCGACGGCCCTGGCGACGGCGTGGCCGTCGTGGTGGACGGCGGCGTCCATATCGGGCGGGGTGAGCCGGTCGACGCGGGCGACCCGTTCATGCCAGGAGCCGAGCACCCACCCCATCAGCCGCTGCAGGGCGTCCACTTCGGTGCGGACCAGGACCCGGGACCCGGGGGGGACGCGGACAGCCCGGCCGGTGCGGGGGCGTTCCCCGATGACGATTTCCAGGCGGACGAACGCGGCGGGAAGTTCGGCGAGGCAGTTGGAGATCCGGTCGGTGCAGGCCGCGCAGTACACCTGGAATGTTTTCGCGCCGTGCCATTCGTCGTCGGCGCTGGTCCTGACCGCGGCCTGGCAGAAGCCGGCCATAGAACATTCCCGCTTGCCTTCGTCATCGTCCGTGTCGGTGGTGGCGGGTACGGTCCGTGCGGAGTGCTTGCGGCTCGCCATGGGTGCATTGTGGCGTACGGGCCGCAGTGGCGCGTACGGGGCGGGCGGGAGAACGGTAACGGGGCGGTCACGGGGATAGCCGGGCGACTCGCGGGACGGCAGTCTACGGCGCCCAACCAGCCCGGCGTCATCCCGCAGGTTCTTACGTGGCTGTCCACGCCCGGCCGCTCACCGTTCCTCACCCCGCAAGTGCGACCCGGTGAGCCTGGCCCACTGCTCCCCCGTCAGCGGAACCGCGTACTGGCCTGTGTTACGCCACCAGCACAGGGCACACGCCGGGCCGAGGAGGCAGTAGACGACACGCGCCTCGCTCACGGCAGGCTTACCGGGTAGCCGTGCTGGTCGCACCACGTGACGGGCGCGTTCTGGTCGCCGTACCGTTCCTGCGCCGCCACAACCAGATCCCCGAGGGGAGGCGTCGCGGTCGCGGAGTCCGTGATCGCGTACACCCAGTCCGCCCCCGTGTCCGTCGAGACCGCCGTCTGGTAGGCGTGGCAGGCTGTCCTGTCAGTGGCGTTCCGGTGGTAGGGCGGCTGGGGCTGGGATGCGCAGGCTGTCAGCGTCAGGGCGGATGCGGCGAGAGCAGCAGCGAGGAGGAAAGGCTTCACTGCGTCACTTCCGGAGCGTAGAACTCGGGCAGGGGCTGCGGGCCGCTGTACTGGCGGCACGTACATTGCTGGTGGTAGCTGAGGCGCGAGCCGCTCTCCGGGACCTTCATGACACCATTGCACACTCCCGACTTAGGATCGTGGTACGAGTGATGATGTCCGCAGCCGCACTCAGGCTTCACGGTCTTCGGCTTCGGTCCTTTGCGGCGGTTCGGGAGGAACCGGCCGAGCAGCACGCCGACGATGACAGCGACGCCGACTTCGATGCCTGTCACCGGCTTCCCCCTACTTGCCTGCCGCATTTGCCGCAGGTATCCCCGATGCGCCGGTTGACCGGGTGGGGACCTCCGCCTTCGCAGCGGTCGCCGGCGAGACCCTGCCTGGCGCTGCGCCGGGCTTCCGGCACGGATGCGGTGACGACTTTCGCGGTGCCGGGGGCCTGGAACGCGAGCGTCGGATCGGGCGGGGGCAGTTCGGATGCGGTGGTGACGTCGTGGCCGTTCCCGGCGGCGAGGGAGACTAGTTCCGCGGCGCGGGCGGAAGGGGGCGCTGGCGGCTCCGTGGTGGCCGCTGGGGGCGTCCCGGCGCCGACGAGGACGTGCTGGTGGTCCCGGCACTTCTGGTAGCGGACGGCCTTCTCCGCCTCGGCGACCCATTCGCGGAGCGGCCGGCCGGACAGGTCCCCGAACGTGACGGGTACGGGGGTTCCGCCGCAGCGGGCGCAGCGGTGGTAGCCGGCGAGCAGGTCTGCCGTGTCGCCGGCGAGGGTGGACGGGGCGAAGTTTTCTTCCCTGCCGAGGCGGGTGAGGTCTTCCCAGGTGCCGTCCCAGATGCGGGCGGACTTGGTGTGCCTGCGGCCGGCGTCTGTCATGACGGCCTCCGGTTCGCGGCGCGGATGCTGACGAGCATCAGGGCAACGACGATGACGGTGCCGCCGATGCCGTAGGCGATCCACGTGGCCGTGTCAGGGTGCTGCTTCCCGTCGGCGCCGATGGTATGCCAGATGCGGAGGGGGACCAGCGCGACCCAGAAGATGCCGGCGATCGCGGCGATGACCGCGATCCCGGCGAAAGTCCCCTTCATCAGGCTGGCCTCGGTCCGGGCTATGTCGTGGCGGCATCCGGGGCAGCGGCACCCGTTGGGGTGCTGGCCGGGGCGCACGCGGTAAACAGGATGGTTGCTGGACATGCCCTCAGTGTAATACGCCCGTGTGACACATGCAATACGGCCTCGCGTATGCGGGAGATTTCCCGGCAGTACAGTGACAGGCGTGAACGAGATCGCCCCCGCACCCGGTTTCGAGCCCGGCGACCAGGTGTGGCCCGTCGAAGGCCCCATGATCCTCCAGTGGGCACCCCAGACAGTCATCGCCACGTACCGGCACCCTGAACTGGGCGACTGGCTCTGGCTTGATGACGGCCACGGGGGTTTCCGGGGGTTCTCAGCCCGCTGGTGGACGAAAGTCGTGCCCGACCCTGACGAGCAGGCGGCGCGGGGCGCACGCCAGCAGCAGCGAATCGCGGAGAACGAGATGAACTTCTCCCGGTGGTTCTCGGCAGGCGGGCCGACAAAGTGAACGCTCCGGACGGGCCTGAGGAAAACCTTTCCCTCGATGCCATAGTGGAGAAGCTCCGCGGCGGCGAGCCCGTCGACCCGGCCCAGGTGCGCCGGCTCCGCGCGGAACTGTCCGCCAGGGCCCGGAAGAACGCCGAGGTCATCGGCAGGGCCGGGGGGATGGACGCTAAGACGGCGAAGGCGGCGGCGAAGCAGCTGGAGCGTGAGGTGCGTACCCTGCGGGTGGAGGAGAACCGCGGCGAGGAGGAGACGGGATGAGCGCCGACGAGGAGCCGCCTGAGTTTCAGTCCGGCGGCCTGGTCCTGGGTCCGGGCGGCGAGGACGGCGTTCCCGTCTGGTTCGACCCCCGGTGCGAGATCATCTTGACCGCTGAGCAGGTCAAGCGCATGGCGCCGGGGCTTGAGGCAAAGCAGCCCGGCGAACGGGAGGCCGGGTGAGCGGCTGCCCGGATTACGACTCCTGCTGGTGTCCCTGTACCCGCCCGGACGCTAGGGAGTGCCGCTACAACGTGCACTGCCGGGACCATGAGGCCGGCTGTCACATGCAATGCAGGGCTGGCGACGGCTAGGATGCGGGCCGTGAGCAAGTGGAACCTTGACCCGGAGGTCGTGTACCTCTCGGGCGGCAGCATCGAGGTCCACGAGATGCACCGTACGCCCGTTCATCTCACCGATGACGGCCTCGTGCAGATGGGTGACCCGCTGCATGTCCAGGCGAACGTCCGGGTTTTCCTTCACGGCGAGGAGGGGTTCTTCGCGTTCAGCCTGTCTCCTGCCGAGGCTTCTGCCCTGGCGGCGTCGGTGGACCGGCATTGCCCGGATGCGGAGCCGGAAGACGTGATCACGGGAGCTGTATTACGGCCCTCGCGTGTGCGTAGACCTTCCGGAAATTGTGTACAGGATCCTGGGCAGGGTTCTGACCTGTCGTGACGGCACCGGTCGCGTCAGCCCGTGCGGGACCGCGCTCTCCCGTGTCACGCGGCTGTATCACGGCCTCGGGTGCGCGCGTTACCTACCCCCCACAGCCGTCACTCACGGTAGCGACCTGGCCTGCACGTACACACTCAGCGTAACCAGGCCCCCTAGCGCCCCCAAACCCGCCAAATACGAGAGACCGCTTGCCGCTCCCGTCCCGTTTCGCCTGTTTTGTCTCGGATCATCCTGTGTGACGGGGTGTCACAGGCACACTACCCGACCGAGCCTGCCGAACCAGGGACACCCAGCCCAAACCCGCCGCCTACACCCACGCGCACGGAACCACCACAAACCGCAAGCGAAACCACCAAGGCACGTGTATCGGAACTGCTTGGTGTGGTCTGGACTTGTGTGTGTGGTTCTCGGGGTTGCGATGGCTGCGTGTGACGGGGGTGGGTGTACGAGTGCGGGTTAGATCCTGGACGTGTGTGTGGGGTCTGTGCTGTAGCGGGAAACCCTGGGGGTAGCGTATCACACGCCGCCTAATAGACGGGTGTGTATATACGCTGGCCAGGGGCATGTTATGGCGTGTTCGTGACGACGGGCAGTGTGTGTGATGTATGCCTGTGCTGGTGGCGGCGTGTCGGCTTGACTTCGGGGGATGCGGGGGTTCTGGAAGTTCTCCTCCCATACCTCTTGACAGACGGATGATAGGCTGATGTAATACAAGAGTCAGAGGGAAGCAAGACAGGAGCACAGGACATGTACAAGTTCCTCGCCAGCGTCACCGACCTCGGCATCACGCTCGTACAGGTCAACATGCGGCCCAGTGAGGTCGACACGTTCAACTACGTCACGGCCAAGGCCGGAATCGACACGAGCGGCACGAAGATCGTCACCCGCTGGGCCCGCAACTAAAGCACCACGAGGAGGAACCATGACCTACATGAGCGTCACAGCAGACCAGATGTCCAGCGCAGCCGGCTACCTCACCCGCGAATGGGGAGACTACGGCTACCGGTTCGAGGGAATCGAGACACGAACCTACGCGGTAAGCGTGTTCCGTGTGGCCTGCAGCGATGGCAGCCGGTTTTCCATCGTCGCCGACAAATGGGGCAACACCCGGCACCTGCAGACACACGACAGTGACGACGGCCTTCACGAGCTCGTCATGGAAATGCACGACAGGGCAACCGCCCCGTAACACGCTTCCCCCCGCCCGTCCCCTAGGGGGTAGCCCGTCACAGGGCACACGGGCACTCAGCAGGCAAAACACCCAAAGATCGCACCGAGGGGAAGACCATGACCGATACCGCGCTATTCACCGGGGAAGAACTCGTCAACGCCACCATCAGCGAATACAAGCAGCGCCTGAGCGTCGTAAAGCAGCGTTACGACGAGTACCACCCGGACATGGCCAGCCGCCGCTACGTCGCCGACGAATACCACGCGACTGCTGACAGGCTCCGCGGCGCCGCCGGTTTCCTTGCCGGCGACTATGACGGAACCTACTGCAGCGGGCTCCCCGGTATCGACTCGCTCGAGACCTACCGGGTTCACTACGCAGACGACAGCCTGCGCGCCGCGCTTCACTCGCTCGTCTGGGCCGAATGCTACGCGGGCCTGCGCACCAGGGACGAAGCGCAAGCAGCGGACCCGTACCGCCACTGACTAGCTCTACCGCGCGGAATGGTTACACCGGGGGTTCGACTCCCCCGCCGCGCACCGCGAGCAGAAACGCGAAAACTCAGCAACGAGGAGGAGCAATGGCCGAAACCGTCAAGACCTTCAAAGCAGGCGCCACCCTGGCAGACCTCACCACTGGTGACAGGATCTGCTGGCACGCCGGCGCCGCCTGCTCGGCATGGGGCACCGTGACCGGCGTCAAAGAACTCCACTACGTCGAGGGCGTAAACGGGCCGGTATTTCACGGCATCACCGTCACGGTTGACGTACCCCACTTCCCCACATTCGACAAGTGGGGGTGGCCCGTCAGCGAACCCCGCCACGTTACCCGCCGGTTTGACCGGTGGGGCAGTGACATCGAGTGGGCTTACACGCCGCAGTCCTAGGACGTTAGTTGCCCGGCTAGGTGACCAGGCCTAGCCGGGCAAGCGGGAACACGAACAAACGCAGCAACGAGGAGAACGTTATGACCGATCTCGAGCGCATCGCGCTGAACGTCATAGCCCAGCGGGCCGCCGAACGGTTCACCGAACGAGCCGACACCGAGAACTGGCGGGACTGGACATACCCGGACTCTTACCGCCGGTACGTCGCCATGCTGCGCACCGGGCAGGCCTGGGTCGGTTGCAACGGTTCGGTGTTCGCCCGGGTCACCGGCCCCGATGTGGACATCTGGGGTTACGCGGCCAGTGAGGCGCTCGACAGTGCCGGGCAGGACCTGACCGACCCGGAATGGATGATCGAAGACATCCGGCCCGGTGTCTGCCGGCTCACCCGCAAAGCAGCCTAGAACGTCAGTCGGCCGGCGAGAGGTCGCACGCTCTCGCCGGCCAGTGATCACCAGCACACCCGAGAGGACAAACCCCGATGTACGGCAACCTTGACAGCAAGACCATACCCGATAGCGACATCGCCGGCCTGTCATGGCACGTCACGGTCGACGAAGACACGTTCTACTACGGAGACAAGCCCGACGGCGACTGCTACACGCCTAAGCAGGTAGCCGCATTCCAGGCCGGTGACTGGTCCTACGTCACCGTAGGAGTCACCCCGGTAGTCGCCGGCGTCGAGCTAGACGGATGCGACGAATACCTCAGCGGAGTCGAGTACGGAACCTACACCTGCACCGACGAAGACGACAACGTTACCGGCGTCGTGCGGATTGACCTTGACAAGATGATCCACGGTTCCGGCGAGGACTACGAACCGTACCCGGTTCCCGACCTGATCCTTGAGGCCAAGACGCGGCTTGCCGGCATGGCCCCTGTCTTCGCTGAGGTCTTCGGTCAGGTCAAGGCCGGCGTTACGCCGCGTGAGTTGGTGTCCGCATGACCACCACCATAACCCCGCCCATAGCCCTAGCCCGGCGAGCTCGTCACCGTAAGCCGAACCGGCGCCGAGGTGCCATCGCTACGGCAACCGGAATCCTCATCCTCATCGCTGCCGTTCTCAGCCTCACCGCTGCCGCCGTGCACCATGCGCCGGCGTTCGGGGGAATCTCCCCTCAGACGGCCGTGAAAGCGTACACGCAGCCCGCGGAAACGACCGCGGTCAACTGGACGGCCCGGACATGCAACGCCGTGCTAGCAGTCCAGGACCACGCCACCACGCGCAACGTGAACACGCTAGCCGCTGACGCCGGCCACCTCACGGGCCGCACCTACCTCCGGGCCGACGTTTACGAAGTGCTCGCCGATGCGGCCAGCCCCTCCGCCAAGTCGCGCCAGTATCTTGACGTGGCCCTCCAGTACGCCGGCGAAGACTGCTATGGCGGCGCGTGATGAGGCATGCGGCTAGGTTGCGGGCCAGGTTCACTCCCCTATGGTTCTCAGCCATCCTGCTAGCAGCCAGGACACTACGGGAAGAGGTGAAGAGGTGACACGCAAGCGGGCCATATGGCGGGACCTGGAATGGATCGCCGACCGCCAGCGCATAGCCCGGCAGCACGAACGGGACCGTGAGGCAATCGGCCCGCGTGCCCTGTCGGCGCAAATCCAAGAGTGGGCATGCGGCACCGACCCGGGCGAGCTCGCCGCACTGTTCGCGCTGCGCCTCCTGGACAACCCCCCGTACATCGGGGCGCACAGCGAGCACGTCAGGCACTAGGCAACGCAAGCGACGGGAGGTGAGACCACCCTAGGGCCGTACGGCCCGGCAGGCTGGGAACCTGCGAGGTGAGACACAGCAGCGACTAGGAAGGACGTACCAATGAGCAGCGCAGATGTGAAGCTCCGTAAGGTCACGGTCTTTGAACCGTGCGAGGAGCACGCCGCGACGTATGCCAGCGTAAGCCGGTACCGGCGTGCGGAAACGATGGGCGAAGGCGGATGGGCCGGCTCGCCTTGCACTGGGCGGCGGTGCCGGATGAAGCCGGGAACGGACCTCTGCGACGCCGGCTGGGTTGCGGCTCACCCGGTCTATTACGTGGGCGATCCGCTCTGACCAGGCAAGACAAGCAGCAACTAGGAAGGACAGGCCGATGGCCACCACCGCACTGCAATGGATGGAAGAGACCAGGAACGCTAGCGACGCAGAGCAGACGCTCGCCGGCATGGCGCTGCAGGATGGCTGGCTCGGAGGCTGGATCCTGCCGCCTACGGACATCACCCCGGCGTGGCGCGTCCAGGGATTCATGAGCGCCGATGGTGTCGATCCTCTCGGCTGGCTGCCGGATGGGCTCCGGTACGTGACGCTCCCCCCGAACATCAGCCGGCGCCTCGCCGCACAGCCGGCCTAGAGGCTAGTTCAGCAGCGACAGGGAAGGACAGGACCATGACCTACGCATCGGTGAGCACACGGGACGCCGAGGAACACCGCAGTATGCGGTATGCGATGAAGTTTGTCAACGACGCACCCAACGCGATACTCACGAACGCCAACCTCGCCGCGGTCCTGGCCTCATGCGGCCGGCCGCCGAAGCCGGCCGAGTATCCGTTTATCAGGCGGTATGTCGAGACGCTAGCGGCAGAATTGCGCCGTTACTTCTCGATCGGCACCCAGACGCGCCGCTACCGCGCAGACAGGGACTACGGGCGGTGCGGCCTGCACCAGAACATAATCGCAGCCATCATGAACGCAGCCCGGTACCCCGGCTACTACGTGGAGCGGACCCAGGACGCGCTACACGCCGGTTACGGTGCCGCGCTGGCCTATGAGAAGCACGTCAGGGGGTACAGGATCGACGGCACCCTAGCCCGCCACATAAGCGAGATGTCACCGTGGCAGTTCGCTAACCTGCTGGGACGCATGGTAGACGCCGGCGTCACCTGCACTGGGGACGGTGAGCGTTTCTTCACCAGGATGGCCCGGGATCTGCACGCGGTGAGCGCGTCGTGATGCCTCTTCCCCTCCTCGCCGCGTCTTTCCGGGATGTAGCGTCCTGGTGGTGGTGCGTGGTCCGCATGTCAGCCCGTGACGGGTGGCGGTGGCTTCCGGGCCCCTGGTGGGTGAAGTTGCTGCTTATCGTGCTGCTGGCCTGCGGTCAGTTCTGCCCGGGTGAGCTGGACGAGATACTCATCCTCGCCGCTATCGGCTGGGTGAGGCGGCGGCTGGATGCCAGGAACACCACCACTTGACTTGTGTATGATAGGCGGATGTATTACACTAGGGGAATACGGACACAAGCAGAGGAGCACCAGACATGACCACCAACGCCAAGCTCACGGCAAAGATGGACGAACTACTAGGCGGCAACCTCGGAAGCATGCTCGCCGGCATCTTCGAGCGCATGGACTGGGCCGAAGACGAGATCAAGAAGGCCCAGCGGCGCCACCCGAAGCAAGCCGACCGCATCTTCCACAGTTTCAAGCTCCTCTGCTCCTCGCATGAACTCATGGGCACCGAATTCGTGTACCGGGCGCACTGCCGGGAACTGCTCAACCGGGTAGCCGCAGGCCAGGACACGCGCCCCGGCACCGCCGCTGAGGTTGCTATCGCGTGTTGTGAGTCAAGCCAGGTCGCCCCGCTGACCGACACGGGAGCAGGGCTGTACGGGCGCATGTGGAAGGCTGCCGGGTTCCCGGGCGATCAGTGGGACATGCGGCAGGAGCATCACGAAGCGCTGTCCTCGTCACTGATCGATGACGCTGAACGGGAAATGCGGCACAAGCTCGCCGACGCTGACCGCAAGTTCGGGGTTGACGACTGCTGCGGCAAGCACCACGGCAAGCAGGTTTCGTGCGAGTTCGCCAAGCCGACCAAGCCCGAGCAACTCACGCTCGACACCGTAGCCGCCTAGCCCCCCCTGATCGTTCCGGGACGCTTCCGAGGGGGGGCGTCCCGGAACACCCGGAAACAACGGAAAAACGACAAAACGCAGCGACGAAGAAGGAGCGGAAACCGTGGGCAAGACGCAGATGTGGAAGGCGCCGGCGCGGCGCGAGTACAAGCCCAAAGAGATGGACCCAGGCCAGGTGATCGTCTGGTCCGTGACAATCCCCGGTTACTGGACGATTCCCGCGCACATGGACGGCGACACGTACATCGGCCCGGCCGGCACCTGGATCCCCGAGGACCGCTACGAGCGCATCGGCACCATATGGAGTGAGGCTACCTCGCCTAACTCCTGGTGGGTGACCCCTGATGACGACATGCTCAACCCGGTCATCGTGCGGCGGCAGGGCAAGAAGTTCTCTCTTGACCGCCGCGAGGGTGAACTCTACGAGACCAGGGAACACCTGGGATGGCGTGACGCTCTGCGTCGCGCCGAGAACGTCCGTAAGCGCGGTATCTTCGCCGTGGTCGAGGGTGAGCGGCAGCGGTGGGGTTACAGCCGTTACGACTACGGCAAGCGGGAAATAGATAAGGTCATTTCCTGGCACGCCGACACGGACTGCCCGCTAGCTGAGGGCAAGCCGCGCGATGACGGCAGCGGCTACTCGCCCGACCGCAGCGGCCCGGGTTACGGCGACTGGAACGCGCTGACCGCCGCTGATGTCCTCATCGGCAGGACTAACCACCAGGTGCCTAGCTCGTTCTGCAAGCACTGCATCATGCTCGAGCCGCAGCCCGAGACGGCGCGGGAACTGGTGACGGCATGAGCCGCCATCCTGCTTCCCGTCGCTGCCAGCCGTCCGCACCTCAGCGGACGGTCACGGTATGGGACGTGAACAGCGACACGATTATCGAGGTCACCGCGCAAGAGGCAGCGGCCGGGATGGTCCGCTACGCCCGCACGCTCGGACCTGGTACGGCAGCGTGCGGCGAGGTTGAACGCCGGGCCTTGGCGCTGCTCAGAGGCGAAGAACAGTAAGGGAGAGGCTATGGGACTCGTCGGCACCGCTATCCGCATGGATCACGCGCTGAAGGAACGGCAAGACGCCAAAGACGCCATGAGGCAGGTAGCGGCAGCACCCAGGCCGCAGGCACCGGACAACGCCGCCGAGACAGCAGCCCTGGCAGGACTGTCCGAAGAGGAACTGCAGCAGGCAGGCCAGGCCATCCTCGAGGAAGCCTGCCAGTTCGTGAACAGGTTCTCCGTCCTGCCGTCACGGGCCGCCGGGTACGCCCTGGTCCTGTTCGCGGCGCACTGCTGGATATACGAGGCGTTCACCGAGACACCCCGCCTGCACGTCTCCGCCCTCACCTACGGCGCCGGCAAGACACGCGTCATGGAACTGACCAGCCTGCTATGCCCCAACGCGCAGATGATGGCGAAGATCACCGGCCCGGCGCTGTACCACATCATCGATGAGCGTCACCCCGCGCCGCTGTGCCTGGATGAGGCTGACGTGCTGTTCGGCGCCGGGCAGCGGGCCGAGGACATCCGCGGCGTCCTGAACGCCGGCTACAAGTACAACGGGACGGTAACGCGCGTTTCCAAGGGTGAGGCTGTTGACTTCGGCGTGTTCTGCCCCGTCATCTTCGCCGGGAAGGGGAAGCTTCCCAAGTCGCTGGAAGACCGGGCGTTCACCGTCATGATGGAGCAGCGGCGGGCCGGGCAGGAAATGGACAGGTTCGTCCCGAAGATGCACGACGCGATCGGCCGGCGGATCGGCCTGATGCTCGGCGCGTGGGCCACGAGGATCGCCGGCCCTGCCGGTGACATCATCTGGGAAGACCCGCCGTCCAGGCTGGCGGACCGCCAGGTGGACATCCTGACGCCCCTGTATGCCCTCTGCGAGATGGCGGCCGGGCCGTGGCCTGAGCGGTTCGCTGAGATCGTGGACGTGCTCGTCCTGGGCGGGGTGTCCACTGACGAGGTTTCGCCGGCCACCGCGCTCCTCGCGGCTATCGCGGAGGTGTGGCCGGAGGGCGTGGAGCGGCTGGCGACGCACGAGCTCGCCGCGCTGCTGACTGACCCTGAGTCGCCGAAGATGGACTGGCCGCAGCCGCAGGCTACGGCTGAGCTGAACGCGCAGATGCGGGCTATGGGGATAGCGCCGTCGCCCATGAGGATCGGGGGCAAGGTGATGCGGGGTTACGAGCGGACGGCGGTCCTGGACGTAACAGGCGTAACTGCGTCACCTGCGGTAACACCGTAACAGGCTCTTGACAAAGAGATAGGCTGACGTAATACAATAGGGGGAGACGTGGCAGACCACTGGAACAACTGGACCACCCGCCAACTCTCACAACTAGACCGCGAACACGGCCCCCCGCCACCATGGGCAGGCTACAAGACAAGCACCAAGGAGAAGGACATGACACTCAACACCCGCATCTATGTGCACGACCCGATCGACTACCGCGAAGTGTTCGCCAAGTGCAATCAGCTCATCGGCGCCCACGAGGGCATCAGGTTCACTGACGAGCCCGGCGAGATCGGCAACAGGCCGGATCAGGGACTGCCCGGCTGGCTGATCGTCTACCACGGCGACAATGAGCCGCTGCGCAAGGCCGGCGAGCATGGCAGGTACTGCGACGGCGAGGCCGACGAGTGCTTCACCCCGTGCGGCACCCCGTGCTGGCTGGAGGTGTCGCTTGACACGGCTTACAGTTACCACGGCCCTGATGGCGGCTGCGGCGACCTGCACGCCCGCGTCGTTGCCGAACTGGGCCGCTGGCTGGATGCCAAGCGCGTCCGCTGGTCATGGAAGAATGAGTTCACGGGCGAGATCCATCAGGGCTATGAGGGCCTTGAGGAACTCGGCGCAGGCGGACTGGCGGCGCTCGAATGGTTCGCCACTGCGGCGCTCCCCGCCATCGCTGCCTCAATGCGAGACGCGCAGTAGGGCCAGCAGATGCCTCCCCGCCTAGACGAGCGTGATGCCCGTACTGTCTCCCTGCACACCAGGCTCCGCACCCGTGAGGACGCGCAGGCATTCCGGGACCTGGCAGCAGCGACGGGAACAGGCCCTAACGCCCTGATCACCTCCCTGGCTGTCACAGCGGTCGAGGAGGGGACGGGGTACCGGGATGATGCCCGCCGCGACACCCCCCGCCCCGCGACAGACGGCACAGCCGCCGGCGGGGTTAATCCGGCTGGTTTCACCGCGTCCCTGTCCCCCGAAGAAGCACGCCACGCCCGCACCATGCTCGGGGACACGTCGGCGTACGAATGGCTCCGCGGCCTCGCAGAACACGCCCTGGAAGCAGCAGGGCACACCCCCGCCCCCCCGCAGCCGCCCAGGGCGTGTTCTGCG